CGGTGGTGACCAAAAGTTGGTAAAGGAGTTGCGAGTTACGCCTTGCCTTTGGACTTGACCATGCATCGGGCATCCGCCATCGCTACGCCGAACGGCAGGCGAGCACGGAATGTGGCCCCGAGCATGTTCGGGTCGTAGTCGAACCGCTCGATCTGCGGAGTACGCTGACCCCGGAGGAAGGCGACTTGGAGGGCGGCAAAGTCGTCCGTGACACCTGCGACGAGGTACCACTGGGTCGTCTGAGCCGTTCCGCCGTTGAAGGCAGCCTGGTGCAAATAGGCACTGTAGGCCGGAGCGAACATTTGATGCCATTCGTTGTTGACGGGGCGGGTCCGGTCGGTCGACCCCGTGACCTCGACGGTCGCGCTGTTGTACAGGTTGCGGGCCTGGACGGCGTTCTGCGTCGTGGTCAACAGCACGCTCGGGGTGAGCATGACAGGCTTGCCCTCTCGATCGGTCTGGTTGGCGAACAAGCCCCAGGCTGTCGACAAGGAACTCGTCGACAGAGCCGAATCAGCCCCTTCGAGGTAGTTCGGTTGGTCGTTGCCGCGAACGTCTCCGTGGAAGAACTCAACAGCACTCGATGAGGTAGCAGCCGTCGGCGCCGAAAGCAGGGTCTGGATGACAGTCTGCTCAATCGCGTGGGCACTCATTCGGCCGAAGTGGCGGGACAGTTGCTGGAACGCGCCAAGGTCATCATTCGTAATCATCTCTTCAGTCAAGCCGATCAGCTTGGCGTGGTTGACGACCCGGTTCGAGAACGCGTCTTCCGACAGCGAACTGTGCTTGATCTCGCCGGAAGGTCCGACGGGTTCGAGGATGCCAGCTTCCGAGAGGCGGTACGAATCGAACTGTTTGAAGTCCGACGTGTCCGTCGTACTGCAAATCTGTGGCCAGATGCCCATGTTGTCTTCGTAGCTTTGCAACATTTGCTTGTTGGCAATGTTGCTCAAGATACCCGGCAACGAAACGGTCGAGGTGTTGCTAGCTTGAATGCTCTGCGAGCATCGGAAGGCAGTCTCGATCGTGTGGGTGTCAATGCGACGGCTGGGGATTTCTTCCCCAGCCGATTCGATCGAAGCGAAGACCAAGTCTTGAAGGCCGAAACCTTGCCAAGTCTTTTCGGTGGCCCTGTTCATAACCTCCTCAGTCTTAGCCGATCCGTGCTCGCGGGTGATCGAGGCGGCGATGCCGTCTTCTTGCATGCCGCCGGTACGTAACAGGGCGGCTTCAACGACGGCGCGGTCGAACGTGCGGCGGCGGAAACGGTTGTTGCCCGTGCTGGTGGCAGTCGACCGAGGTTGACGAGCTTCTTTAAGGAAGTGCAACTCAAGCGTATTGCGGTCGTACTCACCCGCGATTGCCTTGTCGAAGTGCGAGGCCAGGATCAGGCTGGGCACGAGTTCCTTGTATTCGAGGCGACAGGCTTCCAAGTCCGCGATGCGGGCGTCCTCAGCACGACGTTGCGATCGGACCCTGTCCAAGTACGACTTGGTGTCCTGGTCGGCCAACATGCCGGGGTCGATGCGGGAGGCGCTTGCAGCGATTTTATCGGCCTGAGAATCTTTCGATCCGGCATCTCCCTCCTCCAGTTTAGCCGCCTCGAGGTTTTTACCCTTGGTGACCATCGCGGCTGCAATCACCTTATCTTCCTCAGCTTTTTTAGCTGTGGCGGTCTCCTTCTCCCACATCGCTTTCAGCGAGTCGAGTTGCTTCTCTTCCAGGTCATCCGCTGCGAAGCCACTTGCTTCGAGCCATTGATTAAAGTCCATGCTTATTGCTCCAAAAGCAGCGGCTACACGCGCCGATGCGCGTTCATCATCACAGCCAATCCCGCAAAAACTCGTCTCCAGCCAACGCATGGCGACGATATAAGCGGGTCCGGAAACACTCCGGTTATTGACGTTTACAGTTTGGCCCGCATCGATCATTCGAGGGCGGCCCTTGATTTTTCCTCCGACACTTGCTTGCCACTCAAAACCCTTGGAGGCAGCAGCAATGATCTCACGCGAGGCTTCCGTATCGTGACTAATCACGCCGTCGGCAACTCGCATACCTGTCGCTTCGATTACCGGTCGACCATGGCCGACTAGTGCCCGAGTGTCGTGGTCTCTCAGGATTGGTTGTTGATTGGCGTTGCCGTGGACGTCGCACCGCCCGCAGTCGATGTAGACGGGCGCGTCAAATGCAGGCAGGCTCAGCGATCCGCCGTTGTATGCAGTGATGTCAAACGTCTTAGAACCTTTGCCGTCCTCACCCTCCGCAGCCGCCTTCAGCTCGATGGCAACGTTCGTGTCAAACCGCAGGTCAGCTCGGGGCGTTGATGCTCGCAAGCGAGTGCTCCGGTGACGACGGCTCTGCCGTTTCTTACTTGCCATGAGAATTTCTTTAGGGGAGGTGAATGTGAATGTAGTTCGCCTGGCCGACGTACTACTTGCCGTCTTTAGGTGCTGGCGTTGGTGCCGGTGCTGGCGTTGGTGCCGGTGTTGGCGTTGGTGCCGGTGTTGGCTTTGGCGTTGGTTCTGGTGCCGGTGCTGGCGTTGGTGCCGGTGCTGGCGAATCGCCTGTTGGAAGTTCGATAATCCGCCCGTTCGCGTGCCGCAGCGAGATCCGAGATCCATCAAGGGAGATCGCGATTACCTCACCCTCGACATTGCTAAGGGTTGCGGTTTGTCCGATTTTGTAAGCCATCTGTTCGTCTCAAAGTTAAAGTTTTGGCTGGGTTAAATTTCGTCCTCACGGGCCTTTCGCTTGGCGATATCATCCTTCATGCGCTTAATCAAATTAGCCTGCCGTAGCTGTGGGGGTTCTTGACCTCCACCACCCGCCCTCGAACTACCTGCTCCGCCGGTTGTTGAAGTCTCCGTAGTTGCGTCACGATCGAGTGACGTGCTTGCAAGCTCTTCCCCTTCCATCATGCCGAACGCGTTACCGTTGAAGTACGTTGCAACCGTTAACATCTTGCGATACTCGTCGACGGACATGTTGGAGTTCTCAGCAGCAATGGTGTCCTCTGTGTCAATGTCCAACCCACTGGCCGAGTAGATGGCAGCTCGGTGGGTAATACCACTCTTCAGTTTGAGTGCGTCCGCCTGGGCTTCCTTGACCGGATCACTGTGACTAAACCCGTCCCAGTTCCAAGTGTGCCGAAACTCGCGGGCGATCTGCGAAACACCGTGCTTGTGGACAGTATCAAGAACCTGACGGGAGACCGTTTTCGGCAGCAAACCCGGAACCAGTGCAGCCTCGTGCATCCACTCACTGAAGAGTCGGTTAAGGATTAACCGTCCGATCCGGTCTCGTTCCACCTTTAAGGCGTGATGGTACGTTTGGTGGTCGAGACGGCCAGAGGCATAGTTGTGGTCGGCGCTGTTAGCCGCCGCAATGTTGTACGGCATCGTTAGGCATCGAGAGATCTCGGCGATCAGCTCGTGCTTGAACATTGAGTACGTGGTTGACGGTTGCTGAGCTGCAATCTGGCGAATGTCCCAGCCGTTGGGCAGGACCGTGGCCGCGTTGCGCTCGAGCGAAACGGCGTCAAGCCAGAAGTCGTGCATCAGCGATTCAGCCTCAACATCGTACTCCTCGTTGCTGATCGGCGAATCAGTTGTCATAACAAGCGAGATGTTTGCAGCTGTTTCAGCAGCTGACACAGTCGCTAAGGTAAACCGTCGCATGAGCGCAAACAAGTTCAACCCGGTTTGCACTTCGCTAACACCCCGGTGCTGCTCGGGTCTGTCCGCGCGAAACCAGTGGATGATATTTCGGGCGTCGAAGGTGTCGTAGTTCACCTGACCCGAATAATAGGTGTGGTTGCCTGGGTGGTGCCTCAGAATGTCGTAAGCAACTGGGTAGCCAAAACGATCTAGGTGAACACCGTCAACGTAATTATCCTGCAGGTCATCACTACCCCAGGGTGCCTCGAGCCGATCGCACTCTAGCAACTGCCAATCAAGGGAAACCTGCGTATCCAAATGCGGGTTAACAGTGATCCGGCTTACAACTTCACCGTCGACAGTCTTGGACATCTTAGCGACATGCAGCTTGTCAGCTAACGTGATCGCCTGTGACCACTCGGTCCAGTGCTTCTGGATTCGCTGGTTGTGCTTCTCGTTCTTCAGCCCCATCAGTAGGCGGGGTCCGGTTCCGATGCAGTCATTCGCCAGCGTAAGAACGATTCCCAGCCCAATCGGATTGTTCTTGAGAACCTCGTAACGTGCTCGCTCCCGGATGATCTTACGGGCGGCCGGGGTAGCCGTGGCATCTGCCGAATTACCGTCCGTGTACGCCCAATGCCGCCGGTTAAGGTGGTTGGTGTCTGCGGAGTCGTAACCGTATCCGGCTTGGATGTTGCCCCCGCTACCGCCCCTGTTCGGGCGTCGGCTGCGGTGCGATTTTTCGTAACCGGGGTGTGGTTTCGCGGGCGGTGCCTCGTGCGAAAATTGAACCCCGACAATCGCTTCGGTTGTCATGTCTTGAGAGGTCGGCAACTCAGTGCCCCCTAGCGCTCGGGGGGCGAATCTTCAGCAGTGAGTTGCGAAGAACCGTTCGCATGTTTTTCCTGCCTTGGATACTCCGCTCGTACTTATCGAGTGCGATCAAGTCCCTGAGGTCTTGGTTCGTAACGGCACCCTGATCACCTTCTACCCGTTTGGGTTCAAGGGCAAGTGCGCGAAGTGCATCGAGGGGGTCGGGTACTGGCTCAGACATGTCCCGAGTATTGCATCTATCTTTCGCATTACCAGAACCGTAGATGCTGCTCTACCCATTACTGGAATGTTCACTCTGCCCCGGCATCCGAACCCACTGGCGTAACGAAGTGAACCGGGTACACCTGCGGTGGGTTTTCTGGATCATAAACGAACTCGGTTGTAACGAATTTTCGCTCGCACCCCAAGCACTTCAGATGCCGCTTCTTCTGGACGGACACCACGCGATCAGTGTGCTGCACACGCTGTGTTCGGTTGGAGCAGTAGGGGCACTTGAAACCCCTGTGCAACCGGGGAGATTCCTCTTGGCGAAACTTAACCCGCATCAACCCCCGCTGGGTGATCTCCTTGCCGGACTCCCGCTGTTCCGCGAAATACCGCTCGACTTCTCCGTCTGGAATAGACGCCAGCTTTTGCCACCGCTCACTCTGCTTGTGAGACACCCCCAGCTCTGACAACGAGTCCTCGGTGCTGAATCTATTGGACTTTTTCTTCATGGACAGAAGCATCCGCCCAGCACTCCGCTCGCTCTGCAACTTCATTTCTGCCAAATCATTCAGCAGTTCAAGCGACTCCCCCGCGCTAGCCGCGTACGCCCGGAACGCCTTGACTCGCGAACGAATATCCTTCGCCGCATCAAGATCCGGTGCATGGCAAATTGCAGCCCTGAGCCTGGATATGTAATGCATCTGGCGTTGGTCGATCAAGCCGGTCGAGTCTGGTGGTGCGTCATTCAAAACGTTCTCCTTTTTAACAAGTAAATCAATCACGTATCAATTACCCCGTGCGCGGTTGCGGCGTTCGGACATCCGCTGAGCGGCTGATTTCTTTTGGACAGGCAATCCGCCGGACGTCGGGTCTGCGTCATCTCGGGACGGACGAGTCGTCCGGCGTCCGTCCTTAGTTGCCTCGTGCGTCTTAACGCTGAGCGTAGATGCAAGAGCCCCATTATAAACCAGGGTATCCCACCATTCGTTGTCAACGTGTTTTGGCTGCTCCCACTCAGTAACAATGTCGCCTGACTTGCCCTCCTTACGACTCGGAGTTTCGGACACCCAGTGCTCTGCGATCATGCGGTGACTGGCGGGCTTGTCGGCAAACAAAACGATCGCGCGAGTCGATGTGATCGTTGTCGATAGGCGATCAGCCGCCCAAGTTTTCCAAAAGTTCGTATCAATCAACAACTCTGCCCGACCACGTTGCCTGTTACCAGGTGGCACAAGTTTGCAGTGGATGCCGGGCTTCTCGCGTTTTTCAACTTTCAACTTCTGCCACTTGCGAGAGTTGCAGCCGATGTACATACCCCTACCCGGGTGAAGCCGGGACTTGTGTTCCGATTCGCGGCAGAACCTCCGGATCAGCTCAGTGTTCCATGCGGAGTCAACCGCCATCTTATCAATCATCATGAACCGGCCATCGCCAGTCTCGTATTCTTTCGACAGCAGGTAACCCGCCAACGCGTGTAGCCCGGCAGCGATTGCCGCGTCCTCTTCGTCAGTTCCGACGACGTCTTTAAGCGTTCGCTGGATGTCAGTCTTGCTGAAGTACATCCGCTTCTGGTCGGGGAAAGTGCCGTAGTCAACGATGTTGCATCGGCCAGCAGACGACCACGCGCAGACCATGTAATAAAGTGCATTACCCTGGACGTCGACGGCGGCCGTCATAACTTCGCAGTCCTCAGGCAGTTCATCTCGCTGAAGTCCCGCGACCGTCCGCGACATTAGGTCGACGACGTTTAACTCAAACGCGAGTTCGTTGCGGCCTTCCATCGGTTCGTTCTGGTACTCTGCCGCGAAAGCGCCCTCGTCTCTGATCTTGAGGTTGTAAGCGCAGTGGAGGGCCGAGAGTTCTTTCTCTGGATCGTACCTTGCTTCCCACCCGACCTCGCTGCCTCGGTGCATGTCGTCGTAATTGTCCGCGATGAAATTCAGAGACACTTCGTGTCCCCGCTCCGATCGCAATTCGTTTTCGTAGATCGCTTGGTACTCGTCCCAAAGATCCTCCCGGTCAGGCCACTGGTAGACCATCTTGCAACGGTCCCCCTGCCACACCGGGGACGCTTCACGATCGAGCAGCCGGTCAGACAGATCGTTTTTGTAGATGACGGTGATCGCCGCCAACCCCGCGATCGACTTACCGGGTCCGGCCAATCCAAGCGCGTCCCCGAGCAGCGTCTCGTACCGCTTCTGCACTTGCATCTTGGAGCCCGCTGAGGTCTTCGTTTGGGGATCGTCAACCAGCAGAAGGTCGGGTCGCCGGATCTCCCCAAAGGGCGTCGTCGTCTGCTCGCCCCGGATGTCGCCGGTAATTCCGAAAGCAACAAGTACCGCATTGTTGACCTTGGTCCGCATCGGGTGGTCGATGTAGCCAAAGTTAATGTGGTCGACGTTCCACTCGACGCCTGTCAATTCGCCCTCGGCGTGCTGACCGGCCGATAAACTGGCCCGGTTCCCAAGTGATGTCAGGCACCACAACTCGGGAGCAAAATCCTGACGCAACCGTTCGTTGTGCAAAATCTCAGTCTTGATCGATTTCAAAAGTGACTGAGCGCGAGTCTGCGTCGCAGCTACGATGGCGACGTAGTTCCGGCGTCCCGTCAGGATAGCCCACTCGGCCGCTCGGATGATGATGGCCGTTTTGCCTGCGCCCCGGCTCATCGCAAAAGCAGATAATTCTCCCTGAATCACCGCGCGCTCGAGCCGCCGGATCATTCGCAAGTGATCCTCTGACCACTTCATGAAAAAAATTTCGGGGAAGTAAGTCTCCAAGAAGACCTGAAGCGAATCCTCAGCAGGCTTTCGGCGGTCCCAGTTGATGCCATCGGTCGGGGGTATGCAAATGTTTTGCGATTCCCTCGTCTGAGTTTTTCCGCGTCGGAGAACGCCGTCCAGTCGCCGCTCGTACGAACTCATCTCGGGCGAGTTCAAGGCGTCCATCACGTCGGCATCGCTGCTACTTCCCAGGAGGCGTAGAAGATCCAATTCCAAGAGGCTGCTCCCTTTGCTGGATGATGGTCAGCCGGTTCAGCAGCTCTGTTTTCAGTTCTTCGATCGTTAGCTTTTCAAGCATCCGCTGTTGATCGAGGTTAATCTTGTCAAGTGCCGCCATGCACCTGATCGCGTTAACGGTTACCTTGGGGTCATCGTTAAGGTCGATGATCTCGAGCAAACGTTTAAGGATCTTCCGCCGTTGCGTGTCGCTCGTCGGCCATCGCTCTTTCAGGGATCTTGCAACCATCCGCAGGTCTGCCTTAGTTTCAATGAAGTCGCCGCCTGGAACCTTCGATGGGGGGAATCTTCGCAAACCACCAACTCCGAACGCGCCTAAAAAAAGAACCACTGGCCAAATGATCAGTGGTTCTTTGAATAGTACGGGGTCAGCGGTGACACGTCAACACTTGATTGTGTGCGGATGCTCCACGAACTCGGTGTCCGGGAAGTATTTCATTTAGTGTACCGGTCGCAGAACGATGTCTCGACTGCCAGCGGAAGCGTCTTCGCCCACGTAGGAGGATCCAGCATCAGCCGATCAATCTCCTCGACTGCAACAGAACCCCGTTTAATCTCTAGCAAGATCTCGTCGTGAACGTGTCCGACGATCGGCATACCCGCCGAATCGAAGCGTGCCATCGCTTCGATGAGGACGTCTCTTGCGACAGCTTGGGTGACGTTTTCGACCAGCTTCCCCCCGTACGTGTAGCCCTCGACGCCCTGTGATGTCGAAAACCGAAGGTCGCCCTCGCTACCGAAGTGCATTTCCGGGTAGAACAAACATCGCCCAGACGGCAGCCGGATGGATACGGTGCTGTCCCCTGGGGTGCGTTGCGCGATCAAGTGGCCAACTTGCGAGGCTCCGCCCTCGTCACGTAGCACAAACTTGACAGCTTTTTCGAGGGCCTTCCAGAATTGGACAACCCGGTAAAACGTACCCCGGTAAGTGTCAACGGCTTGCGTTGCCACGGCCATTGAAATTTCTAAGCCGGTCTGGTTTTTGACGGACTCTACGAACTTCACCTTGCCCATGCCGTATCCGCAACCGAGAACGGCACACTTACCCAACTGTCTTGCATCCGTACCTTTGCCACATTCGGCAACCGGTCGCTTGTAAATATCGGCGGCCATCTCAGAATACGGATCGCGTTTGGTATCCGAGAATCGGTCCAGCAACACGGGACACTGCGCGAGAAACCCGAGAACCCGGCACTCAATCTGCGAGTAATCGGAAACGACTAGCGTGTGTTCACTATCCTTTGCTGTGAACATCGGACGGATTAGCTGCTTGGCAACACCGATGACGTCGAACCCGAACATCCGAATCGTGTCCAAGTCTTGCGAGCGGAACAGCCGACACAACAGATCCACCTCAATGTCGTTTAGGCTCATGCGTGGCAAGTTCTGAAACTGAACCGATCGTCCGGCCCAACGTCCGGTCTGCGAGGCACCCATGTACTGAAACAATCCGTGCATCCGGCCTTCATCATCTGTGCATCTCTGCATCACCGCGTACTTGGCGACCGATCCGAGGGCCAACTGTTTTCTCAGCTTCAACATCCCGATCGCCTCAGGGGTCATCGTAAAACGCCCCGTGTTTTCAAGTGCTTCTTTGATCGACGGTGCTGCGAGATCCTGAAACGGGTAACCCCGCTCACTTAACCACGCGAGCATCTTTGCCACTTGCTTGCCTGTCCCGACTTCGCCCGCCGACAGCTCTTTGATCGCGATGTTCGCTAGCTTCACTTCTGCTGCAACAGCTTTGTCGATCGCCTTAGCAGTTGGAATGTCGACAAAGACGCCCCGGTCGTTGATCCGCTGGTCTAGCCAGAACTCTGACCAGTTGAATTGCATTCCCTTGAGAGCGGTGTACGCGGCTTCCTCGGTGCGAACGTCCTGCTTGCAGTACTCTACGAGAATTTGCAAATTCTCACCGTGATTCTTGTGCGCGGTCGACCCCTCCTTCGTCGGCTCGTACGTTTTCTTGTTGGCCATCTTGACCATGATCCGGGAAGCGGTCACGTCCTTCTGCTCTTCGACGCCGAGCCTCGCCGCGAGGTTCGCTAGACTCGCTGGCAAATTGTTCGCCATTGCCATCGCCATCGTACACGCGTACTTAGTGGGCTCGGCAAAGCCGAATCGCTTGACGAGGATGTTCGTCCAGACGGCTTGCTCGAAACGGTAGTTGTGAGCGGCCATGCCGTACGGTTGATCCCCGTTAAATTCAGCGGGCACCGGATCACCTGGCACCCACACTTTGACTTCACCCGTATCACCCTCCATCCGCCAACAGACGCACCAGACGTCAGTCGAGCTATCCTGTGCGTAGCCCCACGCTCCGAGTTTTTTCAGCGATACCCTCGACCGGGTTTCAACGTCAACATGAATCAGATCCACAGCGATTCTTTCCTTAATGTTTTTGTTCGTGAAAATTGACCGGGCTTAACCTACCCGATCGCGAGGAGCCAAGCTTTCAAATACGGCGTTACCCGAGAGGCTCCGAGTTGTCGCCCTTGTCGATGGCGACTAGGTCTCATCCCCTGTTGTTACGTCAGAGTTCATCACCGCATAAGAATCCCATGCAACGGTGTGGCGGTTCCGTTGCAGGGTGGTTGATCTATTGTTGAGAGACGCGAATTGTGTACCCAAGCGCAGGTTCCATGACGATTCCACTCGCCAACCCGTGATGCTCACCAATTCCGTAACTACGACGGTTTGTAACCATTGGTCCCGCTGGGAAATAGCACCGCCCTATTTCAGCTCCGTCTTCGTCGTGGA